CTGTGGATGCAGGTAAAGCCCGCGCCGCTGACCCCAGTCGCCGAGCGCGACACCAAGCCGCGTGCGCTCGCCCGCGCCGCCACGCACAATACGGCTGTCTCGCGTCGTGTCGATGTGATCGCCTTCGAGCAACTGCAGCCGGAAAGGAACAACGCCACGCACCTCGTTGATGCCGGTCACCAGATGGCGCACGACGCAGTCGCCGCCTTCTGCCATCGACCGAACGGCTAGAGCCTGTTGCCCGCCGTAATCGAGAACTTCCTCGATATCAGCATGCTCTTCCCAGGCTTCACGGGCCGAGCGATACCGATTGTCGTCGCGGTCGGAACCGGTATCCGGAACCGTCATGATGCCGGTCCCGACAGCATGCGAGACCAGAACGTCAAGGATGCGCTGACCGGCCCAATTGTCGCGAACGAAAGCGCGACTGCGATCCCGCAGCGCCTGCAACGCCCCACCGATTTCCGTCGTCGACGATGTGCCGCGTGCGCGCCAATTGCTGTTGCGTCGGCCATTGCCTGCCGCCGCATAGTCGCGGGCGGCATCGAGCATCTGGCGGGCGTGCGCGCGTCGCAGGCCCGTTTCCGGATTGAACCATGCGATGGCCGAGTCGATAAAGTTCATCAGTAATCGCTCTCGTATCGCGCGAACATGGCGCCGCCGTTCGTGGGTGCAGCTTCCAGCTCCGACTTGATCAGATCACGAGCCCGTAGCATTGCGTCGATCGACTGATATTCGACCTCATGCGTCTGGAACCGAACGCGCTTCGCACCGCTGGCGATTGCCGCGTTGATGGCCTCTAGGTCCGTTTGCGTGAATGCCATGATCAGTTACCCCAGAACGACACAGGCTGATGCCAGCCATCGCCCTCTTCATGTGTTTCTTGGTCGTCTTCGGGCGCTGATGCCGAGGAAGCCACGATCGCCGCATGTGCCTGCGCGGCGAGAGGAGCCGGCGCAAAGAGATCCGGGCTGAAAACCGTATCCGGTACACCACGCATGGCGACCAGCCGCTGCCATTCATCCGGTGTCATCCGGGACACGCCGAGATAATCGGCCAAGGCGTCGCCATAGACTTCGCAGTCGAGCAGGTGGTTTTCGAAACCGACGCGCGGAACCCACTTCTGCCGGCTGCGCCCCTTGAACTTTTCCGTGCCGAGATACTCGGCCGTGATCTGCTTGAAATATTCCTCGTCGAGCCAGTCGGCGAAGTGGCAATAGCCCGGCGGGTCTTCGTCTTTCCCGGCCGCCCGGCCTTCCTTGCGCAGGTTGGCGTAGAAGGTGCCTTTCAGCGACCAGGTGCCCACACCCCACAGCATGATGCCGTTGCGGATGCGCTTGTTGTTGAACTTGATGTCCATCGCCTTCGGCTGACCGATCGGCGGGCGGGACCATCCATCGAGACCGTCAAGAGCGAAGACGCCGGCCTTGCCACGGCACCAGGTATAGACGACATGGCTGCGGTAGCCGGAGTCGATCCCGAATGCATCGACGGCGCGGGTGCGCCCGAAGCTGTCGGGCCAATGCTTCTGTCGCAGCTCCTCCAGCTTAAGGAAGGCGCCACCGTTGGGATCGTCGGTCGCCCCTTCGATGTAACCGGCATCGACTCGGAAGCTCCGCCGATCTGGCGAGTAAGCCTTGAACAGATACCAGATGCCCTTCAGCTGCACGTCGGCAGTGCCGACAAGCACGATGCCTTCAGGCGGAATGACACCGCGTTTGTAACGCTCCCCCTTTGCCCGCTCCATCAGCCTGACATGGTCGGGCGCGTCGCCCTTCATGTCGAAGGCTATGCCGAGCGTCAGGTTGGAAAATACCTTGAGCTTTTGCGGATCGCCGTTGCAGGCGATAAAGCGTTCGGCAATCTTCTCAAATGGCACCAGCGGCGAAGACATCGCATCGAAGTGATACGACGGATAGGCGCCAGGCCGAGGCGCCTCCGCGACCCAGTCTCCCTTGCGATAGAGCGCCACCTTTTCATGTGGCTGAACGATCGAGCCACAGCACGGCGTCGCATAGTAGGGATCGTGCGGAAACTCGTCATTGAACCGAAAATACTTCCGGTCGAATTCGAATTTGAACAGATCGCCGCAACCGGGGCACGGCATACGCCAGTAGCGCTGGTCGCCGGCCAGAAACCTCTCATCGATCTTCGACGAGCCCTTGACCGTCGGCGTTGAGATATACACTCGAAGCCAGTCGCCGCTCATCAAGAAGCTTTCCTGACGGGCCTCGATCATGCCGAAGGGATCACCCTGGCCATCGAGATCGTCGGGATATTCGTCTACCTCGTCGAGGAACGCTTTGCGGATGGTCGACGATCGCAGATCGGCCGCTGAGTTGGCGATTGCCAGCTTGAGCGATCCACCCGGAAACCGCTTGGCCAGTGCCGTCGAGCCCTCACCCGATCGGCTGGCCTGGTCGCGCACCAGCTTCCTGAGAGCCGGCGACTGCTGGATCATCACCGAGAGCTTTTCCCGGTTGAACTCAGCCAGTGCCCCGGTCGTCGGCTGCACCACCATAATGCGGCAGGGATCCTGCGCGATCGAATAGGCACAGGCTGCCATCAGCAGCGTCGTGAAGCCGGTCTGCGCCGACTTGCGTACCGCGATCTCGTTGACCCCGCTGTCGAGCATAGTCATCATCAGCGGCTCGCGGATATGCGGCGTCAGGCTGTCGTCCCAAAGATCCCCGGCGCGCGGACCATCCGGAACAACCATGTTCTCTCTGGCATACTCGACCGCCGTCACCTGGTGGGGCGGCATGATGGCCGAAGCAAGGGAGCCGGCGATCAGTGCAAGCGCCGACCTGCGAAGCAGCACCCTCATGCATCACCCTCGAAATCGATATCGACCTGCACGCCAGCAAGCTCGGCTTCGCCGCCTTCGCCGGCCAGCTCCATCAGATGCTCTCCGACCTTGAGGCGCAGCGCACGTATCTTGGCACGAAGCACCCGGCGCATTGCGGGCTCTCCTTCGCGGGCTGCATCCATCAACTCCGATGCCCATGTCATCGGCGTCTCCAGGTCGCGGACGATCTTGTCACTGACCTTCACCAGCGCATTCTCAATGCCCTGATCACCTTTGATCGGCACGAGCTGGCGCGTCCGCTCGGCATAGTCGAGCGCCTTGAGCCGCGCTTCGTACTGCGCCCTGTCGGCCTGCGCATCCCTGAGCGCACCGGTTGGCTGCAGCGTCGAGGAGGTGGCGTCGGCCTTTTTCGTCTGCGCCCCGATCTCACGAGAGGCGTCACCCACAAAGCCGACAGCGCGGTCATAGGCAGCCAGGTCGACATACCGCGCGCGGCCTTCCAGCCTGGTCTTGACGCGGCCCTCTTTCTCCAGGCGCGAGACCTTTTCGGAGATGGTCTGCCGGCTGACATTCCGCAACCGCGCCAGTTCGGCAACCGTTACCCAATGCCCGGCCGGGCCACCACTTGCAGTGTCGAGGAGATCACTCATCGCATCCATTGATCCGCGCCGCCTCGTCAGGCGTCGTCAGGTTTGTCAGGCGCTTGTCAGGGTTGTCAGGTCAGCTTTTTGAAGCCGATAACTAGCGAAGCCTCGGGGTCGCCCCGCCCCGCTTGGGGTGCCCCTCTGGGAAGGACCCGAAGGGGGTGGGGGTGCCCGAGGGGGTCACCGAGGCAGGAGGCGGTCGATCTCGTGCAGGACGCGGGGCGCGAGGTGATCCTCGATCACTTCGGCAAGCACCTTCAGGAACTCGTCCGGATTGTTGGTGATGTCGTGGGCCGGGTTGGGTCCGAACAGTTCTCGTATCGGTAGCCTGGACCCGCCGACCCGCTTCATCACGCCCGTATGGCCGTTGGACATTCGGGCAATGAATGCAGAGCGATACGATCCGCGAAGGCGGACGCGAACGCCCCTCGATGTCTGCGTTGCTCCGAGCTTGTGGAGCGGCATCCATCCAGATCGCATGACAGCTTCGATGGTCGACGAGCCTGCGTTGAAGTAGGCAACCGTCCTTGACCTTACGATCTTCTGCTGCACGTCGGTGCGCTCTGACGACCGCTTGACGATGCGGCTGCGTGTCATCTCGCGCATGCGGCCCATGGCCCTTGCGAAAGCCTTAGCCTTGATCTGGCCCGGCAGATTGCCGATGGCTCTACCGAGATTCTCCAGATCCGATGCGTCGATGATGAGATCAGCGGTCATATCCTTTAGACATGACAAAGCCCGGCTCATCACCGGGCTCTCAGGTCGAATCAGGTCATAGCTTTCGCACTGGCCTTGAGTCGATGTCCGATCTTCGGACCGTCAAGGCTGGGGCTGACCGGCGTACCGACCTCGGGATTGCTCCCCGCTGTTTAGGCGTTTTCAGAGGCTCACTTCAGGATCATCAGCTCATCCAGTGGAAGGATGACTCTCACAGTTTTTCGAGGATGGCAAGTGGTACGGTGACCGGCGTTTCTCGTCCGAAGATGTCCACCGAGATGACCACGTCACCCCTGCCTTTGCCATTCGGCGTGACCACTGATGCGACGAAACCGGAGAAGGGTCCATCCGTCGTCCGCACCCTGTCACCGGCCCTCACCACTAGCCCACAAGGCTTCTCCCAGTCATAAGCGCCGGCCTCTGCCATGGCCTTGAAACGACTGATTTCTTTCACGGTCACACGCATTGGCTTCTCCGCTCCGCCCAGCACACCGAGCACCTCGTCAAGCCCCTTGAATGCAACCAGAATTTCGGGGGCTGGATCGCTCTGCACCAGCACATATCCGTAGATGACAGGCTGCAGACTGCCCGGAATGACCCGATGACGACGCCGCAGATCCGGCCCCTTTCGCATCGGCACCAGCGAAGTTATCCCCAGAACTTCTAAACCCTCCTGCACGGTGACTTCCTTTCCGGTCATCACCCGCAGCGCAAACCATGGCGAATCGGGATGGATGATTCGCGATGCTCGTTCCAGCACTTCGAGCCGTGCCTCGCGCTCGACCTCATCGAAGCTCGCACGTGACCGCGTTGCGATCGCCATGCCAATTAGTCCCCTATGCTGCATCATAGCTGATCCCTCTGCCTGTCGCCTCGTTCAGTTTCGCCTGCAGCTCCGCCATCGCCGCTTCCGGTTCACCCTCCGGCATCCACAACCACTCAGGCGTCGGCTCCGGAAACCATGGCCAGCCCTTGCGCTCGTGCAGCGCCTTCCAGGCTGCCGCCTCATCGCTGTCACGATGCATTTTCACGAAGCCTTCCGAGATCCCGACGAGCGGCCCGTGCACCAGCATGCCCTGCCGCCTGTCGGCCTTGTCGTGCATCTCGGTCACCTTCGGCCAGCCATAGCGCGCCATGCGCTCCCGGTTGATCTGACGGGCTTTTTCAGGATCGCGAGCCTGCGTGGTCTGAAACTGGCTGAGAGCCGGCCATCCTTCGCGGCGCATGGGCTTTGCGAACTCGGAGAGCCTGAGCGCCATCCAGGCGCGGGAGAACGGGTTGTGCACGGTCGGCGTCGCCACAGCAGAGGTCGGCTCGTCCATCAGCAGCCACTTGCGTTCCCGCAGATAGACGCTCGGCCAGACGAAACTGCCCTTGATCGCCTGCGTGGCCTTGATGAAGGCCGGCGTCCTGGAGATGCAGTCTTCGCGCTCCTGCCGGCTCATGGCCGCCCATTCCCTGAGCGCCGCATCCCGGCTGGTGCCGGCATAGCCCGGATAGGTCGGCCACCACTTGTCGAACTTGCGCCGAATGGTCTTGGGATTTTCTTCCTCCTGCCCATCTCGCTCGCTCGCGCCCTCTCTCTCATGAAGGTTAACTGGTGGTTCTATTACGGTTCGGGTGACACCGTGACACCCGTCTCCGTCGTCAGTGTCACCCGTCCCCGTCTCAGTGACACCCGTCTGGACACCCTCGACGGGTGACACCGTGTCACCCGTCGTTTTCACCTCAGGATTGTTTTCCTTTGTGGCAGGATGAGAGAACAGGCGGGTCAGATCGAAGTCATAGCGGTTCGCCTCTCCGGGTCGTCCGCTCGCCTTTTTCACGAGAACAAGGATGCCTTCCTCGAGGAAATCTGCCAGCAGCCGCTGCACGGTTCGCACCGAAAGCTCGGTCTCTTCCGCCAGTCTGTCGACACTCGGCCAGATCCCGCGCCCCTCATCATCGGCAAAGTCCGCCAGACGAACCGCCAACGCCTTGCGCGTATGCCCGCCCATCGGCTGCCTGAAGATGCGGGACATCAAAAGGATGCTCACGCTGCCGCCCCCATCATTTCCATCATTGCCTGCGTGCCCCATTGCGCCGCGAGCGCGCGCGCCATGCCAGGGAAGAAGCGCGCTCGCTCCTTGCCACGATCAGCGCCGGGTGGCATGCGGTGCACCCGGTTCCAGCGTTTCCATTCGGCCGAGCCCTTGTCCGGCTCGCCGAGCCTGTCTGTCGGCGTGAGAGGCTTCAGGCCGCGCAGATACCACCCTGTCGCCTTGTATTCGGGATGACCGAACCAGTGCGGCTGCACGATCTGCGGCGCCGGCAGATCCGCCGGCATGCGATCCCGTGCGAGGTCGTGCATCTCAGGGTTCTCGACCGCCACGCGCCCGATCGGGGCCCGCCAGCAGGAAAGGAAGAGATCCACGCCCTCGTCAAACTCGCGCTGCATGTCCGCCCAGCTCCGCCCCTTTGGCAGCGCCTTCGGCGGCGTCATCTTGCCGGGACCGGACAGCCACCGTCGCCCAGATCGGCAAAGCCGCGTGCAGGGTGGATGCATGACGACGAGCAGATCCCAGCCGTCATCGAGCACGGCGCGGATATCGCCGCGGATATGTCGGTTGCTGCCGTCGTCGGCAGGCAACAGATCGCAAGACCAGGCATCGAATCCGAGTTCGAGGAAGGCGTTGCGAACCGTTCCTGAATATTCGCAGCCGACGAGAACGCGCGGAACCGGCCTCATGCCCGCACCTCATGTTTCACGATGGAATGTTTCACGTTTCCCGAACTGCAAGCCCTTGATTTTCCTGCAAGGGGCGGCGCGCGATAGAAGCTGCGCAGGTCGCGGTCCATCCAGTCGCAAACCGCTAACACCTTCGGAACAGAGAGGTGATGCCCGCCCATCAGCCGAGAGAAATCAGAGACCGTGACACCGGCATCGGCTGCCATCTCGGCCTGGCTGCGCCCGTCATTGAAGGCCGCGCTGCGAAGGGCGAGGCGAAAGGCAAACCAGTCGAATTCTGCGAGCCCGCTCATGCCGCTTCCCTTTCGTGGATGTGTGGGTCGATATCCATGGCGCGCCAGACAGCGAGGCGCTGGACGGGAGAAAGCCGCCGGTCGGCTTTCATGGCGCGCAGGAGAACCGGCTCTTTCACTCCGGCATCCGCAGCGAGATCGAGCAGATACTCCCGTTCGGCCCTGATCCGGCTGCGATCGCTGTCGCGCTGGTCGAACGGCTTCGATGCCGCCACAACACCAGCAAACATCACATGCGCCTGAAGGAAGAGCGCCAGCATGTCGGGACCGTAGTCGAGGCGAGAGGTCATGCCACCACCCCGCCCCGATAGGGAGCCGCCGCACCGAGCACCTTTCCGGTTTCGGCGTCGATCCTCAGGAGATGTAGCGGGCAGACGATGACACCATCTTCGACCGGCTGCCCGGCCAGCGGCACCTTGCGGTGGGGGCACACCCAACCACGGCCATCGTGCAAAGCTTGCCGCCCGGCGAAATCCTCAACGAGGCATTGCCACTGCTTTGCAGTCAAGACGGCATCGACAAGCATGTCTTGCACCGGGTTTTTGGTCCGGCGGCACTTGAGCCGCTTCCAGAGGACAGACGGCAGCCCGTCCGGGTTCATGCGCTCGCTGGTCATAAGCGGCATCGACATGACGCCCTTCCATGCCTGATGGTCGCCGTCAGGGTAGGCAAAGGGAAAGAACCGCGCGTCGAGGTGGTAGTGGTCCCAATCGAAGTTCAGACAATGGCGGTCGTTGTGCCTGGGACCGATGATCGGCCAAGATCTGGCGGCGTAGCCGTTCCATCTGCCGAGTACAGTCGGAACGGCGTAGTATCGCCCGACAACGACCTCGGTGGCTTCTGTGATCTTCTCGATCATGCCGCCACCGCCTTTGCGCCATCCAGCGCCTCAACCGCCGCCAGGCCGACGACAGCGCCGGCACATGCCTTCAACACCGCCCAGCCGTCGCCCGTGATCCTCCATACCGCCTCGAATTGCGCGATATAGCCTCGGGCGCTGAATTCAGCGATCAGCGCGTCGACGGTCGAGCGGCGAAGGCCGAGACCCCGGCGCATCGAGGCGTCGGTGAAGCCGTCCTGCTCGGCGATCCAGATCAGTGCCCGCACGCGCTCTTCATCCACACGCTCGTCGAGCGTCTTGCGCGGCGTTTCGCGGGTGAAGTCTTCCTCCTGTCGCAGCGTAAGCGGCGCGACGTGACCGCCCTCGCCCAGCGCCAGCGGCTCGGCATGCTGGAATGCCTGCCAGTCGATGCGAATGATTTCGGGATATCCCTGGCCATAACTGCCGTCGTCGTTCATCTCCCAGACGAACCATGCGGTGTTCATCTGACTGGAGGCCTTGGGCCCGTCCCAGCCATCGCGATGCATCATCGGCAGGCGACGGGTGAACACGTAGATCCGGCTCGGTGGGTTCTCGTCCATGACGAAGCAGCGATCAGGATCGTCGAAACCTGCGAGGAAGTTCAGGTTGAGCAGCATCGCCATCTTGCCCGGGCGAAATTCGCGCAGGGCATGGGCGATATAGGCGTTGGCGATCCCGTAGGGCGGGTTGGTGACGATGTCGGCACCCCTGAACCAGAGCTTGGACGGTCCCCGCATGGCGCAGAAGTCGCCAACAGCTTGGCACTCGCCGTCTTTGGTCGCGATGCCGCGATCGACGGCGTCGGAGATGCGCACATCGTACCCGGCAGCCTCCAGCGGCCGCAGGATTGCCCCGCGCCCGACGCTGGGCTCCAACACATTCCGAGAGAAGCTCTCCAGCGCCAGTAGCGCCCGCATGGCCTCGACAGGCGTCTCGTAGAGATCGTCGCCGCGCTCGTCTTTCGTCGCGGTCTTGGTGCCGATCGCATGCGCCGCTTTTTTCAGGCTCGCGCGGCTCGGCTCCAGGCCTTCGGAAAGCCGCGCCTCGATGATCGTTTCGACGAAGCCGGGATTGGCTTTCTCGGCATTGCGCAGCTTGCGCGCCTGATAAAGGTGGTCGCGATCGATGCCGGCATCGTTGAGGGTAAAACTGTCGTCGCCGTCGACGGTTTTCGGACGACCGCCGCGCGAGATCGCACCCTTCTCCTGCGCATCATCGACGGCGTCCGCCATCGCGCAGTAGGATAGCGCCTCGATCTTCAGTGCATCCGCCTGCAGCCGCCGCGCTTTTTCGACAAGCGACCGGCTGGCCTTGACCCGCTCGGCGTGACCACCCGCCGCCTTCGCCTGGGCATAAGCGCCGGAGGCCAGCAGCAGCGCCGCATGCGCGTCGCCATCGTCGAGCAGCGCTTGCGCCCGCTTGATCGTGGTCACCAGTTCTGAGGATTCGAGAATGGCCAGATCGTTCACCGTCCCCGCTCCGCTTCTTCGAGGATGGCGCAGACGTCCTCCTCGGACATCTTCAGTTCAGCCGCGACGCAGAAGCTCGAAAGCCCCTGCACGTGATGCAGCTCCAGCACCCGCGCGAACCGCGCCTGCTTGACCAGCAGCTCCGCGCGAACCTGTTCGTGCTCTGCCTGCCGCTCGCTCATGCCTCGCCCTCGCTCGCGCGCGAAGCAAACGTCGCCATTTCGTCGCGGATGATTTCGCAGATGGTCAGATGGTCGAAGCCGGCCTTTGTGGCGGTGACAGCGAGAGCCAGAATCAGCCCGGCAATGCGCCCGTCCTCGCAGTCGCTGGATGCCGATGACACCACCGCCTCGTTTTGACCCTTGGCCTGGATCGTCCAGAGTTCGGCGCAAAGCGCAGAGCGATCGCCACACGGCCGCTCGACCTCGATCGTCTCGCCACGCGCGATGAAGACAGCACCGCAGGAAAAGATCGCCCGGTTATGGTGCCATTGCGTCGGCAGTGCATGCGGCTGGCGCGGTCCTTCGCAGGCGGGGCATGTCTGCCGCGCCTGAACGCTCTCGACCAGGGAAAGCAAGGTGCCGCTCATCGTGCCGCTCCATGGCTCTGAGAAGCTGACGACGTCATCAGGATCTCGTCGCGGCGTTGCAGCCAGAGCTGCGCCCACGCCCTGCCCCGTTTGCGCGCCCTCGCCCGCTTGTCACGATTGCCGAACATGTCGCGATACCGCTCGATCACGCCCGTCACCCGGCCCTCGGGCATGCCCAGTTCCGTTGCGATCACGATCGTCTTCTCGCCCGCGCCCCAGAGACGGCGCAGCCTGGCGAAATCCTCTTCGGTCCAGCCGGCGGGCAAGGTGCTCATGCCCCACCCCCAAGCTTGCCCTCGACCACCGCGAGCTGCTTTTTCAGGTCCGCCAACTCGCTCAGCAGATCCTTGCGTTCACGCGCATCGATCTTGCCATCGTCGAGAGCCTCGATGGCCATGCGCGAGACATCGCCCAGCTCGGCGTTCAGAATGGAGATGTCGCGATGAGTCAGGCCGGTTTCAGGCACGTCTTCCGTTTCGCGCACCAGGCGGTAGCCTTGCAGCTTCGCCATCATTTCCGTGATGATGGGCGCCCCTGCCTCGATATCGGCTTCGAGCGCCACATCGATCGGCGCAAAGGTTGCGGCATGCTCTTCGCCGGCAAGACCGTATTTCGATAGCTGCCCCTGGCGCACGCGCGTGACATGCTCAAAGCTGTCGGAACCGCCGGCCATGTCGATCGCGCGACGCGTCGCGGCTTTCAGCTGCATGGCCTGTCTGTCAGAAATAACGCGCACGAAAACGCTCCCTCGTCGTCAAGGAATCAAAGGCTTCAAGTCATTCGGTGATGGGCAGGAACGCCGCGCTTAGGGTCGCGGCGATCAGAAACTCAGGGAGGCCCGCATGCAGAATAGAAAAAGCCCGGAGCTGCCAGCGCAGCCGATGAGGTCCGCCCCCCCGCGACGGCAAAGCCGCGCGAGGCCAGGATGCGCGGCGCTCCGGGCAGGTGACGCGCCGAGGTCAATCTGGCGCGTGGGGAAACATGATACAGGGCGATAGCCCGTCCGAGCCGATGCGAGGCGCCCGCGCAGCTGTTGCACAGCGTGAGCGAGAAAATCGAAGCTGCTGCGGGCATGGTTCGTCCGATGGCGGCGGCTGGCCACCCCCGCAGCAGCCTTGCACCCGGCCCCATCACAAGACCGGACGATTTCGCCTGCCGGAGCGCCAAGGATTGGAAAGGGCATGGCGCCCAGGCAGACGACGGGCAGATGCCCGAACAGTGAGAGGCGCGCGCTCATTCGGCAGCCTCCGGTATCGACACGGGCGGCCGCTCTACATCTTCCGGCCAAACCGCATCGGGAGGCCAGTTGTCGGAGAGCCATTGCATCGCCTGTCTCAGTCTTCGAACTCCGATATCAGACCCTTTGCGGATCGCACTCAGACGCTTTCCATCGGATAGCATCCGGCTCGAAAGCGTCGCTTCTGCCTGCCGCGTCGCCGCGCAGTACGTTTCAACCACCAGCAAAAAGCTATTCAGATGCTCCATACGGGTATAAATAGGGGACATATCCCGCATATGTCAACGGGAATTGTCCCCCTACGCTCAGCTTCCACATCAAGGGATAATTCCCTTATGGAAGAATTCAGCAAAAACCAGATCATCGAGCGCGTCATGAAGCGCGCAAAGGAACTCAAGATCTCCCCCCGAAAGGTCTCGATCGACTCCGGCCATGGCCCCGACTTGATCCGTGATTGGAAGGGCGCGAAGTCGCCGCTTCCCCGGCTGGATAGCATTCTGAAAATAGCACGCGTGCTGCAGGTCGAGCCTGGCTGGCTTGCTTATGGCTCTGGAGAAAAGAAACGCGCGGAAATTGATGATGTGACCTTCGTTCCACTCATCAGCTGGGTTGCCGCCAGTCCATTCGCCGAAAGCGGGCACATTGAGGAGGTGAAATATGCGGAAAAGGTGCCGGTCTCTCACCTCGGGAGCGGACGCTTCTTTGCTCTTCGGGTTCAAGGCGACTCAATGAACCTGATTGCGCCGGAAGGATCCCTCATAATCGTCGACGGGAGCGAGCGGGAATTACTACCGCGCAAATTCTTCGTTTTCCAAAGCAGCGCCGGTGCGACGTTCAAACGCTACATGATCAATCCGCCGCGACTTGAGCCCTACACAACCAACCCCGCACATGAGGCGCTTGCGCTCGATGAGGATACTGTCGTGATCGGTCGCGCAGTCAAGGTTGTGACCGATCTATGAAACCAAGCCAAGGCGCTTCGCACGTTTGAGAACCTGACCGTCACCAAAGTTTGCCTCATGCACCAATCGTGCTGCAAACAATTGACATTGCTTCAGTTCTTCGCCGGTCTTTGACATTGACAGAAGACGACCGCTCGCCTCGGCCATGGTCGGCTTGGCGTTTTCAATCCAGCGCCGAACGACGTCTCGGTTCCAGTCCGCCAGCGGGGCGCCCCGCGTCCTTGTCGAAGCGCGCAGTTCGACAAACTCTAAAAGCAGATCCATCTCAGCGTCGCTTAAATCGTAGTCTGCCCTCGCCAACCAAATCAAGGCATTCAGTCCAGGACGCGCCCGGCTCATGACCACGGAGTAGTCTCCGCCGGGCTGAGGTTCAGGAAAGTCACCTGCATGAATCGTGGCAAACTCGATATTGGCGACCTCGCCTGTGTCCGGATCGCTCACCTGCTTTATGCGGTCAACTCGAAAGCTCCGGTCTGCCTGTCGTAGGTGGCAAAACGCCTCCACGTATACGCTCTGGCCAAACCGGGTAATTCGCCGAATGGATATTCTCCGCTCTGTCGGATTGTCGCCGGCATCGCTATACAAGATATCGAAAAGCGGATTGCCACGGACCCTGCCTTGGCTGGTGAAAATGTCGCGGAGCCTAGTCTCCAGCGGCCCACCTTGTGGTTTCGCCACTGAACGCTGCGCCGCTGTCGACGGCGAAGCCCGCTCCTGCCTTGAAGATACATGTTCCGACGGTCGTGTGGAGTCTACCGGCACTGAATCGTAGCTGACAAATGGCTTCTTCGGCGCCACCGCAACCCGCAGAAGCCCGACAACGATTCCCCCAAAAATCAACCATGCGATGAAGCCCATAACCAATCATGCGCAAAGCGGGAAATTGGAACAGAGGGACATATCCCGCCTTTGCGCTTGACTAAGGGACATATCCCGCATTATGCTTGCCTTCATCCGCAGCATTCCTCCTCCCATCTGCGGACGACCGCAAGACCCGTCGCCGCTGTCCATTCTCCTCCAGGGGCAGCGGCGACGGCGGTCAGCCGGGAGGCCAGGAGAGTGTCATGATCGAGTTTCGACCCAACCCGCCGCCCATGCCATCGGCCCGACAGCTGTCCTGCCGCAAGGTCGCCGTCAGCCGTATCGCGGATGCCATCCGCGAACTCGCAGGCAGCGGCGAGCCGATCACCGAAGACGCCTTCATCGCCCGAGGCATCCCGCCCGCCATCGTCGCCCGCTATGCAAATGAGGCCCGCCAGGTCGCCCGTCGCAGCTTCGTGAAGCAGGTGTGAGCATGCAGACCGCGCCAGCCCTCCGCCCCCGCATGAACGACGTCGAGGCAAGCCTCTCGCTCGACCGGTTCGAGCGTCCACGCATAAAGACCAGCCCGGAACGTCGCGCCCCTGATGACTGGTCGCTCGAACGTCCGGGCGCTTCCTGTCACATCGGGCCGGTGGTCAGCCATCCGCCGGCGGATCTCGATCCGCATCTGCGGACCGTGCGGCTGGCACAGAGCCGCGAGAGCCGCATGCAATATCTCCGCTCGATGATGCTCGGCTATGCCGCCATCATTTGCCTTGCGGTCCTCAGCGTCGCCACCCTCTATGCCGCCGCCACCCGCCTGCCCGCCATCGAGCAGCAGCTCGCCGAAGCCGCGAGGGTCTGAGCGATGACCCGCCTCGCCAACCATCCACAACGTACCCGCGCTGCAGCCTTCATGCTCGCGCTGATCGGCTGCGCCTGCGTCTGGGCGCTCGCAGCCATGGCGCTGATGTCCTCCATCCAGCCGACGCCCCCTCTTTTGAACCTTTGACGAGGCCCCGATGAAACCGCGCGCCCTGCTTGTCAATTCCCTTGCCCACGGCCTCTGGCTGGGCTCGGTCGCCGCCTCTCTCTTTGCCGGCATCGAAGCTTATGAGGCCTATGGCCCATGGGTGACCGGCGGTCTTTGCATGCTCGCCACCGGCAGCCTCTTCATGTTGCTTGCCGCGATGTTCAACGACGACGATGCCACCCGCGCAATCGAGCTGCGGGCGGCACTCTCCTATGCGCTCGAAAACAGCGGCTCGGCGCAGCTCTTCCTGCGGCTCTACGTCTCCGGCAACCGCCAGAGCCTCGACGAGTTCTTCCCCACCTGGCCCGCCTATCTGGCAGACGCCATCCGCAAGGCAGGTGATGCATGATCACCTTCAACGTCCATTTCACCCGCGCCGATGGCACGGCCGACTGCAGGCGCATCGAGGCTGACACGCCAAAGGATGCCGCAACCGGTATCACCAAGAAGTTTCCCGGCGCGCTGGTCTCCAAGATCAAGCGCTGGAAGGCGCCCGCCGAAGATTGTGCGCAACAGACTGACGGTGAAGCATGACCTTCAAGCCCTCGCTGATTATCAATCTCGACGCATATCGCCCGAGCCGCCCGGCGCGACCGGGAAACCGCTTTGCGCTCGAAGTAATGCACGAGGCCGAGCGCCTCGTCGACCTCGCCAGCGACGACGTGCAGGCCGGCATCTGCAACGCAGCCTCCGGCATCGTGACCGACCGCCTTGGCGGCCTCAGTGATGGCCGCACCCTGTCAATGACCGTCCGCGCCGCGCTCGAACTCATGAACTTGCGCCAGCATGCCGAAGACGCGCCCCTGCGCGCCGCGATCGAGGAATGGCTCCATCAGCGAGGAAACGGCAATGGCTGAGATCACCCTATGGCTCCCGGAGCCTGATCCGGTCACCCACCAGGCGCTAGGCAAGGCAGCCGAGGAATGCGGCGAGGCTTCGCAAATACTGGCACGTTGCTTGATCCAAGGCCTTGCCGCGCGGGATCCGAAGACCGGCCAGCCAAATATCGAACGTCTCGCCGAGGAGTTGGCCGACATCGACGCCGCGATCTCTTGGCTGTTCGAGCTGCTCGACCTCGACCTGGAGACCCACAACGCCCGCGCCGACCGTAAGCTCGAAGGCTTCCGCGAATGGCAGGCGATGATCCAGCGAGCCACCGTTAAGGGAGACCAGACACATGGCTGACCGCCCCATCCTCTCTTCAGCGTCAATGGTCCGCGCCTTGCTGGACGGTCGCAAAACCCAGACGCGCCGCATCCTGAAGCCGCAGCCGACGATCAACAGCGCCGGCCTTCTGGTCTGGAAGAACGGGCAGGATTTCATTCAAGGCACGCCAGGCGACATCGCCGCTGGCCAGCGCCTCGAGGCTGGCGATCGGCTTTGGGTCAAGGAAGCCTTCCGGGCGCAGGAGGAGTTTGACCACCTGTCGCCGCGCGCGATCGTGGAGACATTCGAAACAGAGACCGGCTTTGCGTCTTTCCCTACCTTCTATGAAGCAGACCGCAAATGCGACGACTGGAGCATCGAGATCTGGCAGCAGAGTCCGCCCGGTCGCCTTCGCGCCAGCATGCACATGCCCCGCTGCGCAAGCCGACTGACACTTGCTGTCACCGACGTCCGCGTCGAGCGGCTGCAGGACATCAGCGAAGCGGATGCAGAGGCCGAAGGCGTCACCCAAGGCTTTGGCGGAGGGCCTATCACCGAGGATTATTTCAGTCTCTGGAACAGCATCAACGGGCCGTTTGCAGCATCCTCGAACCCGTGGGTCGTCGCCTACACCTTCATCGTTGAGCGCAACAACATCGACGAGGTGCGCACTTGAACCAGCACACCCGCCGCCCTGCGCAAGAGACACCGCCGCGCCGCCTGACGGACGCGGAGAAGGATCTTTGCGTCAAGGCGGCGGAGCTGGTGCCACTCCTGCCCCCGGCATGGACGAACTTTTACAATGTCGAGAAGACCCGTCGCGAGATTTTCATCGAAGGCGACACGGGGCCCATGGCCAGGCCGCTTGCCATCCTGACGGATGACGCAGGCTATGCCGACATCGAGTTCCTGATCAGAGGCGCGCAGATGCTGCATGCCCTGGTCGCCGCCGGCCGCAGGCAGCGGTGGATCATTACCCAGCTGGAAGCCGAGATCCGCCGCCTGAATGGCGAGCTCGATCCGAACCAGCGCAAGTTTAGCCACGCCCAGCATTGCGCCATGTGGTGCGGCAAGCAGGACTTCAAGCAATGGCTGCGCGACATCCACGGCGCCGACATCGCCGACGACAACCGCATCGCAACCCACGTCCGCAACATGCTGCGAGTGAAGAGCCGCGCCGAACTGGACACAAACGAGGAAGCCGCCGCCCGCTGGCAGAGCCTCCTGAAGAGCTTCAAGGAGAGAGCGAGATGACAGACCTGCTGAAATGCCCGATCTGCGACAAGCCTTTGCAGCCTGACGATCTCTGCGCTTCGGATATCGAGATGGGCGCTTGCCACGCGGAGTGCCTGGAAGGATCACCCGTCGTTGACATCGATACCGGCGAAGCAACACCCGACGCCAAGGTCGACACCTTCCGCGCCCGCGAGATCATGGAGCCCGGGTGCCAGCAGCGAGACAAGTTCGAATCCGCAGTCGTGAAGCGCCTGCAGGAAAGCGGCTTCCTTGAAATCGAGATCCGCACGGAATGCCTGGCGCGTGTCGGCCAAGGATACCAGGACGAGGTCATCAACGCTGGTTGGCACTACTGGAACGAGGCCCTGTGGCAGAACATCCCGCTCGTCGATCCGGGCCTCGGTCGGTTCCCCGATGGTTTGGACTTCGCCACGCCAGACGAGATCTTCGACAAGGGACCGGAAGCCGTCAGGCAGTGGCAGGAGGCACGTGGCCGAAAGCCCGACGTGCCAGCAGCCGCCAAGTCTCTCTACGAACATCCGGCCAAATGGTCATCGGAAAAGCACATCCAGCAGAGCGGACAGTCCGCCGCCCATAAGAAAGATCAGGATCGCAATGCTCAGAACTATTGCCAGGAGCAAGCGCATCACACCCATAAGGCAGCCTCGCCCTTCGCGGGAGGCGAGCAGCATGATGAAGACGACAATCACAACAAAGGCAGCGAACATCGCAGCAATCTCCCCCCGCCCCTTTATGGTGCCAACCCACCGACAGTTTCAACCGTTTCCGCGCGCGTAGGCGCGCCCCCAGCGCCCTCATCACATGTGGCGCTTCGCCCGCATGAGCCGACACCTGAGATGCTAGCCGCCGCAATGCGTGCCGATCAGGACGGGATGCCGGCATCCATGAAGACGATCTGGATGGTAATGTGGGGCGCTTACTCGCCTGCCGCCCTCGCCACCACGGAGGGCTCGACCGAATGACGCCAACTCGTCCTGCGATGCGCTGGCATGGTGGCAAATGGCTGCTGGCGCCGTGGATCATCAGCCATTTTCCAGACCACCGAACCTACGTCGAGCCGTACGGCGGCGCTGCAAGCGTCCTGCTGCGCAAGCCCAGATCCTATGCGGAGGTTTACAACGACCTCGACAGCGATGCCGTGAACCTCTTTCAGGTCTTACGCTCCGATCGCGCGGCTGAACTAGTCGAGGCCCTGCGGCTGACGCCATTTGCCCGCGAAGAGTTCGCCCAATCCTATGAGCAGTGCGAGGATCCGGTGGAGCGTGCACGCCGCCTGGTGGCGAGGTCGTTCATGGGATTTGGCGGCGATGCCGTGAAGAACCGCACAACAGGGTTTCGCAACGATAGCAACCGCAGTGGCGGCCCGCCGGCGAAAGACTGGTCGAACTACCCAGACTGCCTGCCGGCACTGGTTGCGCGCATGCGCGGCATCGTGATTGAGAGCCGGCCCGCTGAATACATCATCGGCAAGTTCGATGGTCTGGAAACGCTCTTCTACGTGGATCCGCCATATGTGCACGGGAGCCGAGATCTCAGCGGCGGAGGGAAACTCCCGCGCCATACCTACGAGTTCGAAATGACGGATCACGATCACATCCGGCTGCTCGATCAATTGCGTGCGGTAGAGGGCATGGTCGTTCTGTCCGGATATCCCTCACAGCTTTACGACGACGCTTTGGCGGACTGGAAGCGCGTCACGCGCGCCGCGCTGGCCGATGGCGCCCGTGAGCGCACGGAAGTCCTTTGGATCAACCCTGCCGGCAGAGATCGCCTCGACGCGATCCAGATGCCGCTTCTGTTTGAAGGTGCAGCATGAAAATCAAACCTATCTTCGCATGGTATGATCTTTGGATCGGCGCCTTCTACGATCGCACCAAGGGCAGGCTCTATGTATTTCCGATCCCGATGTTCGGTTTCTACATCGAGCGCCGAACCCCATCGCCCCAGACGAAAAGAGAGGGTTCGGAAGATGCGTAAGCCTCACATCACCGCCGCTGCGGTGTTTGCAGCGCACGACGTTCTCGATCGCTATGTTGTTCCTGACAACTATCACAAAGCATCGAAGGCTGAGCAGCGCAGAATTCGAATGGCAATCGTTCGCGAGGCATTGATTGCAGCTGCTCGCGCCGATGCTGCGACAGCCTCTCCCGCACCGAAAACGTTGGCGAGAATACCATGACGCCCGAGATCGACAGCCGCCCACTCACGGACGAGCAGTGGAGCGTCATGTTTAGCGGCCCTGATTGGGACCAGGAGACACTGGATGCCCTCAGCCATTCACTCCCCAAGGCGTACGAGATCCATTCTCAAAGACTGAAACGAACCTCGCCGCAGCCCACAACGAAGCAACTGGAGGATTGACGGTGACGCGAGCCAGCTTTCGCCAGGTCGAGATCGAGCGAGTTCTCCGCGCCGCGAACAAGGCCGGCTCGATCGTGCAGATGGATATGAAGACGCTCATTGCGACAATCATCCCGGCGGCCGGCGAAAAACTGGTTGACGCCGACGGCAATCCGCTGGGCATCCTGCCATCGGGCAATCTTGCCCACGATGGAAAGGAAAACTGGGATGAGGACTGACAGGCCCGGCTACCAGAGCCGAGCAAGGAAGAGCGGACCACCCGTTCACTACTGGAACCCGCAACGAGCAGTCAAAGGCGCATCGAAGGCGCTTGGACTGGTTCGCTTGCCAGACGATGCCACGGACGCGGAAATCACCGCGACGTGCCAACGCCTCACGAATGAACTGCGCGCGGAAGTGCGCAGCTCCGGAGTCGCGCCAGCCTATGACGGCACGATCAGGTCCCTGATCGACAAATACAGGCACGACGAAACCAGCTCGTGGCACAGCGTCAAACACTCGACGCGGATCCGAGACTACGAGCCAAGCCTTCGCGTTCTCGCGAAGAATGTCGGCGATCGCTCGATCGAGATGCTTCGAGGATCGGACTTCAATCGCTGGTTCACGCAGTGGAAGAAGAAGGGGCACCGGAGGGCAAGTGGCGCGATGAAGTTGCTCCGCATCATCCTATCATACGGTGCAGGCGAGAGGCTTCGCGGCTGCAAGCAGGCTCGGGACATCCTGGCCGACATGCGGTTCGAACTGCCAGCCAGCCGCGATGTCGTCATGACCTATGAGCAATGCTTGGCGATCGTGCAGAAGAGCGCGGAAATGGGATGCCCGTCGATCGGGTTTGTCGAGGCACTCAAGTTCGAATCTGCTTTGCGTCGGATCGACGTCATCGGCGAGTGGGCGCCAGCAGAGGATGGCGGCCCGTTCCGCTGGCGAGGCTTGACGGCTCAGAACCTTTCCAAGGATCTCGTCCTCAAGCTCCGCACCAGCAAGACCAGCTCTGAAGTCGCGCGCGACCTCAAGACCATGCCGCTCGTCGTCGAGGCACTCAAAGCCTACTCCATTCCGGAGATCGGCCCCGTCGTCATCGACGAAGATCACGGCAAGCCGTACTGGGAAAACCGCTACGCGGAAAAGTATCGGAGGGTTCGCAATGCCGCTGGCGTTCCGGACAATGTCTGGTCGATGGATTCTCGCGCTGGTGCCGTATCGGAGACGGTCGAGGCAACGGGATCACTGGAAATGGCAAGCGCGCTTGCTACGCATTCGACAACAAAAATGACGAAAAAGTACAGTCGCGGCGACGGCCTTGAGGCCAGCCGCAAGATCGCCGAAGCACGGATCGCGAAACGTCCAGTGTAACGGCAGTGAAACAGTGAAACGATATTTCTTGTAAGCTATTGAAGTTGCTGGAGCGGGTGAAGGGAATCGAACCCTCGTATTCAGCTTGGGAAGCTGCTGCTCTACCATTGAGCTACACCCGCAACGGGGATGAGAAATCCAACAGTTCGACCGGAGTGTCAAGCCGGATGGGACGGAAAGGGGCGCGAATGCCGCGCCCTCTTGGTCAGGGCAGGCGGAAGTGCTTGGAGAGTTTCAAGCCCTGTGCCTGATAGTTGGAGCCGAGCCCCGTACCGTAGAGGCCCTCCGGGCGCTCCTGCATATGCTCGTAGACGAGGCGGCCGATCACCTGGCCGTGTTCGAGGATGAAGGGCACTTCGTGGCTGCGGACTTCGAGCACCGCGCGGCTGCCCGAGCCGCCGGCCGGCGCATGGCCGAAACCGGGATCGAAGAAGCCGGCATAGTGTACGCGGAATTCGCCGACCAGGGGGTCGTAGGGCGTCATTTCGGCGGCGTAGAGCGGCGGCACATGCACGGCCTCGTTCGAGACCAGGATGTAAAACTCATCCGGATCGAGGATGAGTTCGTCGCGGCCGCGGCTGTAGAGCGGCTCCCAGAAATCCAAGACCTCATGGGCACCCTTCAGGTCGACGTCGATGACCGAGGTGTGGTGCTTGCCGCGATAGCCGATCAGGCCTTGCGGGCCCGAGCCTTTCAGGTCGATCGACAGCGCAATGCCGCCGCCCGAGACGTTTGGCATGTCGCTCGCAACCAGCGTCTCGGCCTTGTGCAGGTCGAAGAGTTCCGCCGCGCCCAGTAGGGCATGGCCGACCCGGAAACGGATCTGCGACAGGCGGGAGCCGCGTCGCACGATGATCGGGAAGGTGCGCGGCGAGATTTCGAGAAAGAGCTGGCCCTTGTAGCCGGCAGGGACCTTGTCGAATTCCTGGGCGTAGTCGACCATGACGCGGGTGAAGATGTCGAGGCGGCCGGTCGAACTCTTCGGATTGGCCGAAGCCGAGATTTCGTCCGGCAGGTCGAGGCTTTCCATCAGCGGCACGATGTAGACGCAGCCGGTTTCGAGCACCGCACCGTTTTCGAGATCGATCTCGTGAAGGGTCAGCCGCTCCAGCTTCTCGGCAACCGTATGCCCCCGGCCCGGCATGAAACTCGCGCGCACGCGGATCGCCTTGCCACCCAGGCGCAGATCGAGGCTTGCGGGCTGGATCTGGTCCTTGTCCAGCATGACCTCGCTCTTCAGCTGGCCGCCACCGAACAAGGCGCCGATCGCACGATCGGACAAAATCCCGGGTTTCAAGGTCATGATCTCAATCCTGTTTGGGCCCGACAAAACCAAAGCCCACCAATTGACGCAAGGCCCACGAAGGCGTAAGGCAGCCTTATCCCGTGGTGATTTGGCCGGTCGGCTTGCAGCCACGTTAAACAATTGGCTAAATAGACCGGGTTTACGAAACCGGTCCGTTCACGCGACCGGTTTTTTTGTGTTCGAAAGGCACGTGCATGAGCAAGAACTGGCGCCCGGCAACCACCCTCGTCCATGGCGGCACGCTACGCTCTCCCTATGGCGAGACGTCCGAAGCGATCTTCCTCACCCAGGGCTTCGTCTATGACAGCTCGGAAGCGGCGGAGGCCCGCTTCAAGGGCGAGAACGAAGGCTATATCTACGCCCGCTACGGCAGCCCGACCAATGACATGTTCGAAAAGCGCATGTGCATGATGGAAGGCGCCGAAGATGCCCGCGCCATGGCGTCGGGCATGGCTGCCGTCGCCGCCGCCGTAC